GCTTTAAAGCCATAAGCAATTTCTCATCTGCTCCAGCCTGTCTCATTACTATTTCATGGGCAGGGACTGAAACCTCGTCTGCTATCTTCGATCCTGTCTGTCGCATGAACTCTCTAATCAGTGGGGATACGTTAACAAACTCAGGCCCAGCTCTAAGCGCAAGCTCCAACTGCTGTTGTGTTTCATTCAGCTTCTGTAAACGATTCACGTTCACAGAGTTAGCAGCGATGTCGATATCGTACTGCCCTTGGATCTCCTTAGCCGTGACCTTTCTCATGGAAGTCTCAGCACCCTCTACTATTCTAAAATACATTGAATCACTACCAAACTGCTGGATAAGTTGCAGCGTTTGCAACACGGCCTCGTTCAACCCTACAGCAACATTACGTAGCATCATTTCAAGGCGTTGATTACCTTCATTAACAATGGCACTGACTCCAGTAGCCGTCTTGTTTCGCCCTGCGGTAGCGTCATTCCCTATGGCAAAATCTGATACTCCAATTCTATCTTGTATAAGCCTGCGAACCATTTCCTCTTCTCTAAAAGAAGAGAATTTAACATCCCCCGTTTGTACAACGCCGAACTGATTCGGGCCAGCGGGGAATCCAACACCGGGGCCGGGGCGATGTATCTCTGGGTCAATGTCCGAATTGGGATCGTACCAGAACATCGTGGCGTTTGTAATCGTCCCGTTGTCGATACGCATATTATGGATGTCATTGAGTTCCTGTTGTAAGTCAGTGATTATTTCGCACACCCCTTGGCACTCGAAGCGTCCCGGTACAGGGAACATGCGGATCTCAGCAAATGGCTTCTTGCCATGCATAAGATCTGTTTCACGAAACGACAACAGAACATCCTGCTTGGGACAGAAGGTTGCAATACAATCCTCCATCCTACCATCACCATCTATGTCATACTTACCATGAAATTCTACCAGCTCAAACTCTTCTAATTCGTCTACAGCTTCATGAGCTTGCTGCTCATAGCCTTCTTGTAACGTCTGCACATCCTTGAGGGATTCTTCCCCAGTTTCTGATACAGTAAGATTACTAGCTTGCCCACCCGTAACATTTAGTTCTTCTACATTTGTATACAGTCCATCATCTTGGGACTTAAGTAGATCATCAAAGTCTTCTCTAAATCTGTGCCCAACGTATGGAGCTGTTCTAATATCAATAGCTCTTGGGTGATAAATGAAATCTTCTACAGGTATGAACACCCAATCTGGATTATCATAGACAGCCTCTTCACGCTCTATAGTAACTATAGGCTGATTAAGCCAATCATTGTTCTGAGCTATCTGTAGCATCTGGTCAAGAAACTCCAGCATCTCAGGAGTTGCGTCACCACTAGATACCTTGTTCTGAAATACTTCTACTTCATCCTCTGCTTGAGTCTGGTTAAGCTTGCGTGTATATTTACGCACCGTCTTTCGCCACACGATCTTAACAATGCCACGACCATAAATTAACGACTCACGCACCCAATCTTGGATAATAGGATAAACCTGTATCCTCTTCTGCAAGATGAAGTCCAACATGTTCTCAACGTCATGAGCCTTCTCATGATCGCTCTCTTTTTTAGGAGGGGCATTTCCATTGCCATTAGGCGAGTTCTCTTGCCCCTCCTTGGGCTGTAGAGTCTGACCGCCTATCGGTTGCTCACTAACCCCTCTAGCTGTTACTATTGGATTCGTTCCAAAAATTGGATTAATCATCCGAGACACAAGCGTGTCAACTATGATCCCAGTGATTGGAATGTGTAGGTTAGAACATCCTTCCCACGGGAAATCCTTTGGTGCCACTAAACCTTTATACTGCCTGTACCACGTTGGAAGCTTCTGTTGCCATTCAGACCTAGCCTTCACAGAGTATTCAACAGATTTTTGTAAAAATTCCAATGCATGCGTTTGATCAACACGAGGATCAATCGCAGGTGGCAGATCTAGAGCCTTACGCTTTGGAGAAGGCTCACCAGTAGAGAGTTGAGACTTCACATCCGCTTGTTGGACTACTTTCTTTTCCTCGTTAGCAGGTATCCCTGCCGACAACTGATTTCTGCTAAACTCTTCTGCCATTTAAATACCTTTTTCCCTAAGAAACAGTTCTCTGAGCTTTCTAAATTCCTCTGTGGCTAGAGCACGCTGCATCCCCTCTTTATCTATTTTAAAACTACTATCCGCTGGGGCGAGTCTTCGTTCAGGTGCTGGGGGGTCATTCCATCTTTTCCCTTGCCTTGTATAGCCTTCTGAACTTTTTTTAAGATCTTCTTGAGCCTTTTTCCACATTCGCTCGAAATCCGCATCGTCCTTCTTTTTCTTAGCCATGCGGCTAGGAGATTTTCGAGCCTTCGGTACCGCTCTCGGTCTACCTCTTCTTTTAACTACTCCTTTACGAGGCTTCTTTTTCTTACCTGTTGCGTGATCTATAGCCATGCGTTCCCCAAAAAAAACGGCTCCTGAACTCAGAGCGTGGAGTGCACCCACACTTCTATGAATTCAGAAACCGTCTATTTATTAGATAGGTCTTTGTAGCTAATTATAAATTTCTAGTAACTTCCTTAATCTCCACCTTCATTATGTTACCTTCGGAGAAGTGGATAGTTATGCTACCATTCAGGTAGTCATCCATTAACTGTTTAATCTTTAAGCAGATCTTCTCAATAGAGATGGACATAGATGTATCGTTACATTATAAGATGCATAGGGTTCCAAAAGGATTCATACTTTAAGATCTTTTATTCTGTGTGCAGGTATAACACAGATGTTTAACTGTTCTGACCATACCTTTGGGTACTTTTATACGCTCCCCCACAACTTTACCCGGCGGTACGTCTCTATGCATAATGAATACCAGAGCCTTCTTGTTGGTTCCGTCATACCATCCCATGAACTCTGTGTCTGGGGGGTCATCCAAAAAATCCTTAGTATCATTGTCGGCCCAGTTGGTACGCACCATTGCATCGTCCCATGTAACATGGTATGGCTGTCCTATCTTAAGCCTATGTTTCGTCACTTTATTGTCCTATGATATTAAGACATGCTGAAAGGGAAATTAGATCCCTGCGGATGTTTACGCCCACTTATATAGAAGTCCCATACTATATAAAAATAACGCTCCCCTATTCTATGCACCACCCTCTTGATTTTTATATTTATAGGCTTTCTCACAGTTTCTATAAAATTCCTCCTCGCTGTAATGGGACTTGGCTATATTGGCCCACCCAGTAACCCACTGAACATTGTTTATATCAGACCTTTTTGTTGGATGTGTCTTAATGGGGAGAATATGATCAAGCGACATATTTTTGCCGGGGGTCAACTCCTCCCCGGTAAGAGCACACTTGTAATTTTGTTTCTCCGCAAGCTTCTTTAGGTACTCCCAAGAGCCTCTACCGTGCTTAAATTCTTTAGTACCCAGATTCCTTCTAGCAACCATCATGTAAAAGTGTTCGAGACAATCCAGCCTATGTCCTAAATTTTTATTGTTACAACCATAAGACCAGCAAGTTCCATCCTTGATAGCCTTTGCCTTCTTCTCAGCATAACGCTTCTTCTGGACTACACGATCACAGTTCTTACAACAATAACGAAGACCATCCTTAGAACTGGCTTGCTTGGTAAAGCTCTCTACCGAAACAAGCGTTTTACAAGACGAGCAAAATTTCTCTTTATCCTGCGAAGTACCGTATGTTTCCAGTTGTAGTCCCATAAAAATTTTAAGACCCTAGCCTCGTATTTAATTGCTGCGATTAATTTGGTCATCGTCAATAAAGGGCAATTTGTAGGCAATTTCTTGGAGCGCATTGGACATGTCCCGTAATGACACAGCTATGTCTCCTTGTATCTTAGAGATTTCTACAATAGCAGCAAGCGAGTCCTTCTCAACATGTAGCATATCGCTTAACATCTTGAGGAGAATTTCCTCGTTCTGCATTACTATCTTAGAGGGAGTCATCGGCTTCATAAAACGCTTCCGCAACATCTGGGAAATATACTGTAATAAATGATAGCAACTCCATCTTCGCTTGGAACTGCGCCTGCGTGATTGTAAGTTCGTGCCGCTCTCTTCTATCACGGATATAGTTTAACTCCCTTATTGTTTCTTTACGTTGGCTCACTGCGTTCACTCTTAGCTCTCCTTAAGAGCTTTTTTTCCTGCACCCAAATACTATGCAAGCGATGGTACTCATTTTTATGGGCTAACATCTCAGCCTCCACTTCTGCCAAGCGTTCACTTGTGTACACTTTAACTGGTTTCTTCTTTGTCGTGTTCATCCATAATGTCCTTGATGGTGGATCTTAGTTGCTGGAAATCGCCATTATTTTTTAAAAAAATCTTCGGCTTGACTCCATCCATCTGCGTCTCTGACATGTGCCCCCCCGGCAAAGTTTCATTCTGCTTACGAGTAACCATCCAGATGACACCGCCCAGCCCACGAATCTTCTTGGCTTCATTTGGGAACCTGACATCTTCAACAGAGAATTCTACCTTGTTGTCAATATTAGGCAACATTCTGCGATGCCAACTGTCAATCCAAAGGTCTTCCGTCAACATCTGCCTACCCCACTCTGTTCCAAGAGTCTGCATAGCATGACGAGGAGTATTGCCCCCAAAGATCATGTTTGGGATTTCTTTGAGCCTGCCTTCTACCATCTCATCCGTGACACCGGGGATACATAACATCATGTCCTTGAGCGTCTTGCTAAACTTAGATCGGCAGTAGTCATGATCTTTAGCTAAAATTTTAGCCACGGTAGACTTTCCAGACCCAGCCTTACCCATAATGCCTATTATAAGTGGCCTACTCATCAACCAATTCCAGCGTGCACTCATCTGGAAGAATAGCACAGCATGTTACATAGAACTTCCCCATGTGCCTGTAGGCAGTCTTGATGTACCAAATCGTACCATCCATATCCTCGTATACCATTTTGTCAACTATCTTCTCCATGTGACCTTTGGCACACTTCATAACTGTAAAGCTAGATGGTGAGGTCATCTCTGGCTCCTTCTCCACTTCCATAGTTGTATAGTTCTGTGTGGTTAGCATATCAAGCTCTCCATATACCCATTGATTACATTGGCATTATAACATTCTTCTTTTGGCTGTCAATGTAATAATGGCTTCGCTTCTTTATCATCCCCCGTATCTTCCTTGTCCTCTTCCTCAATATATTCAGTAATTAAAGCAGCAGTTACATTACTAGCTGTCCCTATAGTAAAGCCTATAAGTTCTGCACATCCAAGTTGAGTCAGCATTACAATCATTAAGAATAGTCGTAACATTAATCCTCCAATTAAATAAAAAAAAGTTTTACGTCAGCCAACCCCATATCC